AGTTTTATCTACAACAACGTCTGCATTTTCTTCTGCTCCTGCAAGACGAAGTGTTATTTTTTCTGTGCCTTTAAATTGAGTCTTACTCAAAAAACCAGTCGTATCTGTTATTACTATTGTGCCTGTTAACCAAGCGGATTCGATATCTTCAAAAATAACAATTTCAAAAACATTAGATACAACTTCGATTTCTTTCTCTTGAAATCGATCAGCAGTAATAAATGCTTCGACTAATTTAAATTGCTGGTCTCTGCCTGCCATGATTAACCTTTAACTAGTCGTTCAAACTCAGAGACTACTCTAGCGATGATGTTAGGTTTAATGATTCTAATTCGACGTGCTTCGTCATTGGTTGCTTGAAGATATTCTCTATTAGTAATAATAGTCGCTCCGGGAGGCGGATCAATTTCTATTGGTACTACACTATACTCTAAAGGGTTTAATTTAAAAACATTATCTGCAATTACTGCGTCTAACCACTCACCACTCGAATTTTCATAGTGATGGTGTGCATCCGGTTCAATCACCGCATCAACACCACCACTTTGTAAGTTATCAAGGAGATAAGTGTCATTTAAAGTGTCTGCAATATCATATGTATTGTTCGTAAAATAAGGAATTGGCATATATGCATGAAGTTCTGGTCCACTTCTATTTGTCGAATGCATAGTTGCATAACCTAACTGATAGTCTCTTTCAGAATCCAAGGGTCCCCAAATCTCTATTGCAGCACCTGTCGTTAAAGGTGCAATCATCGGTTTATCTAAAGTCACCACATTGTTAGAATATGCTGTTACATATGTTTCGTCTTGAATAACATCATCAAGTCTTATGATATCGCCAACACGAATGTCAACACTGTGCGCATTGAGATCAACTTTGTATGCATCACCGTTCCATACTGTCAAAGTCACTGGAAAAGAAACTCCATCGACTGCTTCATAATCATCTGTGGTATTGTTTGATAAAGTCAGCGTAGCAGGACCTGTTCTACTCGCAGGGTTGGCACCCGTGAATTCAATATTTGTTATCGTGGTACCGTCTGGTATATTTAAACCGGATATATTAAATCCTGTTACAATACCAGCACCTTCTGAGACATAGATTAAATTGTCATCGATAGGATCATCAACTGTGATTGTTGTGGTTATAACTAAATCTTGTCGAGCACTAGTTACATTATTTGATTGATCTACAGTTGCTACAGGAAATCTATAGGGCAACCTTTTTCCATCCTGTGTCAATCTATTCCATAAACTAACAGTTTCTGGTCTGAAAGTGATACCGCTAAACAATTTAGCAACGTATACGTCTAGTTCTTTTTGATGTAACGGCCAACCTGTTTCTTTCAAACTTTGATTCATTAAGTAAAATGTCCAGTAGTAGTCAGTAGTGCCATATAACTTATAGGATAGAGTATCCGGGCGATCCCCATCAAGAATATAATAATACTCGTAAAACCCAACAAGATCATCGATCTGATCTAACAAATCAACGTATATGGTTAAGTCTTCGACTAAAACCCGTGTTGATTCGTCTTCATCACCATATCTGTATTCTACTAATCCAAAATTTTTAAAATAAGACATTAGTAACCCTCTTCCACAAGTTTGCGTGTCAGTGCTTTACTTTCGATAAAGGTAAGTTGTATACTAACATCGGAAGGATATCCATCGGCATGGAATCCCATACTTTGTTCATTGTATGCTACATCTACTTCGGTAAGGTAAGCATCTAAAAATTTAGAACCTATTCTTCTCCCAGACGATCCCTCTCCATATGTAGTAGTGATTTCAAAGGGATCTGGAAACTTATAACCAAGAGAAACCGTTGCACCACCAATTTGTCCGACAATTTCATCGGGATATAATTGATACCTAAAAAACTTAACTATTTTTTCTATCTCCACTGCTTCTTTAGCAGACTTTGCAACAAGGCGAAACGAAAAGGGAATGCTTCGAATTCCAACATCGTCGAATAATACACGAAGATTAGGATTCGTTGTTACCCTAGTTGCCGCTCTTATACCGTTAGCAACTCCTTCGGGAGCAAAAGATTGAGAAACTTTGGTAAGTGCTAGAGATGATGCTTCTCTATCTAAAGATCCTTGTTGAAAAAGACTTGTGAACGAATCGATACCTTGCGTTATTCCAGCACCAACCGCATCTAGTGCTGAAGCACCTCCTTTCAGACCCGCTTCGACACCAGCACCAATAGCGCCTAGAGCAGCACCTCCGTTGTAATTAACTTTATCGTTTATTCTGTATGATTGAGGTAAGTACAGAGTTACACTCCCGGCATATTTTTTCTGTGCATTGGGATTATCGTAACTATCTTTTCCTGAACCCTTTAATTTCTCTAAATTTTTGTTGGTGAGTTCAGTTCTTTTTTTCTTGTCCTGTTCTGTTTGATCGCCAGTTTTTTTATCGATCTTATCATCCAACTTAGAAATTTTATCTGTAGAAAGCAATTCGTTTACAAAATCTAAATTGCCTAATTGCGCAGCTTCGAGTGGAGCGAGTTCTACAACACGAAATCTTACTTGTGCTTTGTAAGCATCCCGATCCTCAAGAGGATATCTTAAACGATCTTGCCTGTTACGGTTGAAAGGAGCAGCACTTGCTGCTTTAGATGCTTCAGATTCCAGTTGAACATTTTCTAGTGCTTCTTTACCATTTGCACGTGCCTCGCGTAACTGTTGTTTCGCTTCTTCTTTGGCTTTTGCGACCCGCTGCTTAATTTGACCTCTAGTGGGCATAGTTCATCTCATCTAAATAGATAGTATTTCATTATTTATAACGCATCATGGCATACTCAGGTTACTTCCGTCCTAAAAACACTAATAAGTATAAAGGAGACTATAGAAATATTGTCTATAGGAGTTTATGGGAAAAGAACTGCATGATGTTTTTCGATAAGTCTCCTGATGTTGTACAATGGTCCAGTGAAGAAATAACAATCCCTTATTACGACGAAGGGGACAAAAGAGTGCACAGATATTTTCCGGATTTTTGGGTGAAATGGAAAAACGGAAAACAATCCCTCATTGAAGTCAAACCTCAAAAAGAAACAACTGCTCCTACTGGAAACAAACGGACAAAACGCTATATCACAGAAGCATTTACTTATATTAAAAATACTTGCAAGTGGAAAGCGGCAGAAGAGTATTGCAAAGACCACAAAATGCAATTTGATATTTGGACAGAGGTCAAATTAGGAAAAATGGGCATTTTGCCGAAAAAGATGCCCGGTAAATTAAAACCTCTCAAAAAAATGAAACCATATTCCCGAAAAAAGACTAAATAAAGATTATGAGTAACTTGTTCGCAACAGTAGAAAGAGAAGCATTCCGTGCGGGGATCACTCCTCGTACAGCACAGTCTCGTAAATGGTTCAGAAAAAAAGTTCAGAACATGAGAGGTATCAGTAGACGATCTTTAATGCGAGAAGAAGAAATTATCATGAGAAATCGTGGTGGTGTCGGTGGAATGTATATGTTCTTTTATGATCCCAAAACTAAAGACAAACTTCCATACTACGATAATTTTCCTCTCATCATTTTTGTAAAAGGTACTAAAGGTGGGTTCTACGGATTGAATTTGCACTACTTACCTATGACACTAAGAGCAAAGTTTTTAGACGGACTGATGGACCAAACCAGCAACAAAAAGTTTGATGATTCAACAAGGTTTGATTTGTCGTATAGTTACTTGAAATCAGCAGCGAAGATGAAATATTTCAAACCTTGTTTTAAAAAATATTTGACTTCGCATGTTGAAGGAAGACTAGCAATGGTTCCTGCACCAGAGTGGGAGATTGCAACATTCTTACCAACTGCTCAATGGTCCAAAGCATCACAAGGAAAAGTATATGCAGATTCTAGGAGCATGATATGACACAGCGTATCGACGATTTATTCTCGGAGATTAGTCTTGCTGGTGGTGCTGCCATGAACAACTTGTGGCAAGTTAAACTACCAAGTTTAGGTGCTTACGAGTCTAGAAGTTTAAATCTTTTGTGTGTAGCAACAAGTGTGCCCGGAAGAGCAATGAACGGAACTGAAGTTCAATACGGACTGCCAAGGGTTAACGTAGTCAACGGGTTTGGTGTCGCTCCTATACAAATGTCTTTCTTAGTTTTGAATGACGGTATGATTTTAGAGTATTTTCACAACTGGCAGGCACAGATTGTTGATCCAAACACTTATGCTCTAGGATACTACAAAGATTATACCCGTCGAATAGACATCGATGTACTCAAAAAGGGTCTCACGCAATCCGTTATTAAAAAGCAATTCAAGTTACCAATCCCTACAGCAATCAAAAACAGATTACCAAACATCGGACCTATCAACTTCAGACAAGGTGAGTTCGATTTACAAATTGGTCTGGATGATCAAATCATATATTCTTGGGTGTTAGAAGATGCATATCCATCTATTGTAAACGCGATAGCACTAGACAACGCGCCAAGATCAGAGTTTATGCAGATCGATGTAGAGTTCACATACAAGGACTGGAGAACATCGGTTGGACAAGAAGCGTCGAAAGGAGACATTTTCGGCAAAGCAATAAATACGGTTTTTGACAAATTGACTGATAAATTAGGATTTTAATAATGGCATTACCCAAACTTAATGATTCACCCAAATACACGATGACTATTCCTTCAACAGGGAAGAAAATTAAATTTAGACCTTACTTAGTAAAAGAAGAAAAAGTTCTTTTGATGGCGGTAGAGTCTCAGGACATGAAAACTGGTCTTTCTGCAGTAGTGGACACAATTTCCGCATGTTGTCAAGATGAAATTAATGTCGATAGACTAACCACCTTTGATGTTGAATACATGTTCACTCAAATGAGGGCAAAATCTTCGGGAGAATCCGTTAAGATAGGTTTGTCGTGTAAAAAGTGCGAACAATTAAATGAAGTAGATGTTACTTTAGACGATTTGAAGGTCAATGTGCCGAAAGTAGAAAAAGTACATCCGTTGAATGATGAAATTACCATCGAATTACGATATCCTCCGTATAGCGTTTTTCTAGACATGGATTTCGAAGATGGTGATGATGCGGAAAACACTTTTTTCATCGCAGGAAAGTGTATCGATGCAATTCAATATGACGATGAAAGAATTGAGTGTGATGATGTGCCAACAGAAGAATTGACAGAGTTTTTAGAATCCATGACAAAAGAACAATTTAAAATCATCATGGACTTTGTCGAAACGATGCCAAAACTTGAGAAGAATGTAAAGTACGACTGTATTCATTGCAGTCACAAGAACACGTTAAAACTAGAGGGTATGCAAAGTTTTTTTTAATATGCCTTTCTCATGATACGTTAGTGAATCATTATAAGACTAACTTCGAGTTAATGTATAATGACAAATATTCGCTAACAGAGTTAAACGATATGATGCCATGGGAAAGGGAAATTTATTTAACCTTGCTTACTCAAAGAATAAAAGAAGAAAACGAGAGAAGAAAGAATGGCAAACATGGCTGATATTACATTAAGTCTCTCCGGGAGCAATTCCGGAGAAATGCTTAGTGAGATCGCAACTTGGAATGAACTCCAAACAGAGCAAAACCAAGAAACTCTCGATGTCTTAAAAGATATGAAAGATGTGATGGAGTTAGTATACTATGAAATCGCAAGCATGTTCGAATCTTTGGCGAAGGGATTGCAATTTGCGAAACTACGATCCACTGATACCCCAGACGTTACCTCAAGATCACCATCGAGTCCTGCTAGTACAGATAATGATAGTGGATTTTCTCTTGCAGACTTTTTCAAAACATTAGCAGTAACCCTAACCAAATTCGTCACTATAATTCTTCCTGCCATTCTTGCCGCACTTGGATTGTCTAATCTTGGTCTGACAGGATTAGAGTTCAAAGCATTAAAGGGAGTCAAAGAATTTTTCACTACGGAATGGTGGAAAACTAAAACAACACAACTTGCAAATGTCATTAAAAACAATAAAGCGATTGTTGCGATAAAAGAATTTTTCGGTGAAGGAGGCAAAGGCGGTAAAGTAGGTGCAGTATTAGATGAGGTACTCAAACCTATTAAAGCATTTTTCTCCTTAGAGGGAGACGGTATTCTTGCCAAAGTGTTCCAAGGTTTAAAAGGGTTTGGTGGAGCATTCACTAAAGTATTAGGAAAAATTTTCTTCCCTATTAGTTTATTAATGTCTGCCTTTGATGGGTTCTTGGTTGCAAAAGAAGCATCAGCAGAAACTGACGGTAACATAGTTTCTACTATCATAGGATTTATGGGAGGTTTCGCTGCCTCCTTCTTCGGTTCTCTTATAGATCTCATAAAGAGTGGTATTTCTTGGATCTTAGAAAAAATATTTGGTGAAGGTAACCCGGTATCAGAGTTTCTCGATAGTTTTTCTGTGGCGGATATTATGATTGATGTTACTTTAGCACTTTCTAGACTAGTCGATGAAATGTGGGAAGGTATTAAATCTTTAATACCCAGTTGGGATAGTATATCATCATTTTTCAGCGGAGACGATGACGAAGCAACACAAAACATTCGTGCTAGACGAGATGAACTTGCTGCTAAACAAGAAGAAAAACGTTTAGCGTATATAGAAGAAGCAAATAAGAAATCTGCAGCAATGGATGCGGCGAAAGGAAACACTGTCATTGCTCCGAACAGCAGTACCACAAACGTATCAAATAATAATTCTAGTTTGACTCTAGGTTCTACACCAAACGCTAATAACGCATCTAATCGAAGGAAGCGTCAAAGAGGCGGCGGATAAAAAAAGGGCACCCGGAGGTGCCCTGTAATCGTTTTGGTGGTTTTAAGTGCATATCACAGCGAGACACTGCACTCCCTTTGCGGGATACCCAAGGTGATTAACCCACTCGCTTAATCTTCTTCTGCTAATTTAGCAAAATAGGACATGGTGTCATCGTCATCATCAGATGCGATAGAAGGTTCTGGTGCAGTCTTACGTGCAACAGGTTCTTCAATTTCTGCTAACTCAGGAGAGAATCCCTTGTTGTTTGCCTCACCAAGAACCATCGATAGACGTGCTTGCAACTCGTCGTATGACTTGTAGTTCGCAGGATCAGTAAACTCAGTCAGATCATAACACTTTTCATAAATCTCTTCCAACTCTGCATCGCTTTCAGACAGTTCAGAAGGTGCAGCAAATTCTGATTTATCGTAGTTGCGATATCCCTCAAACTTACGAATCTTCAGTTTGAAAGATGCACCGGACCAGAAGTCGAAAGGGTTCATTGGTTCTTCGTCCTGAAACTCAGGATTCATAACGTCCATGATTTTGTCATGGATTTTCTTACCATAGGTGAAGAGCATCACCTTACCTTCGTTTTCGGGGTTACCCGGATCTTGCTCGACGAGCACATTTGATACGTAGTGCAATCTACGCTTACGTTCACGTGCAATTTCTTTGTCACGATCATCGCCAGAGTTCCACAGTTTGCTGTTTGCTTCAGAAACTGGGTCTTGTTGTCCAATAGAAGTCAAAGACTTCTCAATGTACCATTGACCAGTTGGACCCTTGAACCCATGATCCCAGTAGCGAACCCATGGGAGATCGTTACCTTCAGGAGCAGGCAGGAATCGCAGAACGGCATAACCGTTTCCTGCTTTATCTACCGTGGGTTTCCATTGACGCTCATCGACATAAGACTTTGTTGCTGATTCCGTGGTAGGAGCAGCAGCAGAAACTAGACGTGAGATTTCGGATGCGCGATTGCGCTTTAATGCTTCAAAAGACATATATTTTCCT